GCCATAACAATAGCCAATTCAATCAGTTTCATCTTGTCTTCCATACGGTCAACAAGTTCCACGTCAATTATATTATACTCTACAAACTTCTGCCAACCCTTTGTGTAGAAATCCTTGAATGTATCAAACTCAGAGTGATCTAACTTCTTCTGTCCAAGTTCTACACTAGCAATATAATCCAACCTATAAGATTCTTGTGCCTTATAGGTAAACTTCTTATAAAGATTTAGATAGTCTAGTTGAGTAACACCACCAATATCATAAGAAATATTCTTACGTCCCATAATATGAATTTCTCGTTCAGTCACCAATCCCCATGGAGACATACGACGCATCAATTTCTCACCAAGAATTCTATCTAACCTACGGCAAAGATATGGAATATCATACAGTTCACTATTCCACCCAGTCACAACTTCTGGAGTATTATCTTCAATCATCCACCAATTAATAAAATCATGAAGCAATTCATATTCAGTTCTAAATGATTTGTATATAACATTCTCTTGCTTATTATTAAATGGCCCTAATCCCCATGTGCGAATCTGTTTAGTATTATAATCCTGAAGACTGATCAATAGAATTTCTTCAGCAGCAGATTCTACATCAGGGAATCCATTCTCCGACTTTACCTCAATATCAAGTGTGGTTATTTTAATCTTACTTACATCAAACTTTATTTCTTCCTCTGGATACTTCTCCGAAATATACTGATATATGAATCTCTCATTACCAAAAACCTTAAACCCTTCTACACCATCATACCTCTTTATAAAGTCCCTGCTCTCACGAACAGTACCAGGTTCCACAGCTTCAACATACTCACCCTCCAAAGTTTTATACTTTGTCTTCTTATTAGAAGAGACAAAAAGGGTTGGATAAAACTTCTCTCTGGTGGCAAAATGTCTTCCATTTTCATAACCACGAACTAAGAAGTTGTCTCCAACCATCTGGACGTTTGTGTAAAATCGCATTATTCAATAAGTTTTTCGTACTTTTTAAGTAGAGTGGACTTAGGATCAACAAGAGTTAATATCTTGTCTGATGATAGCATAATTTCACGTTGGCTGCTAACATCAATTAACCATTGGGAAAGAGTATCTTCCTCACCAATGATCCATGGATCAATTAATTTACAATCGGGTTCACCCAATTCAGTACCAACTTCTTCAATCTGTGAGATTAGTTTCAGATTGTTCGTCAGAACTATAATTTTTATCGACATCGATTCTTTCCTCGTAAATTTCTTTTAGTTTAGGTACAGGTTCAACAAGAGTTACTAACCAATCAGCTCTAACAGGAACCTTTCTTTCTTGAGAGAAAATAAGCCATGGTGTTAGTAGAACTTCAACATCATGTTTACCAGTTTCTCTTTGTTCTTCTGTTAAAAACTCAGGTGCTCTAGCATCAACTACATAAGCATTTTGAAACAGATACCCACATAATTTTTCATCAGAAACAAGTTCTTTTACATCTGATATTATATGCTCACCAGACTTTAATATAGCAAGTTTTATAGACATTGTTTTTTTCGGTTAAACAGAGTATAGCATAAAAAAAGAGGACAGTCAACTAAGTTGGCGGCCCTCGATCCATCTCGAACTCGTGATTATTTATATGTAATCTTTACGAGTATGATGTTCTGGAACTATCTTATTCAAATCCACGGTGAGGAGTCCATCTTCAAACTTGACGGATCCAATCTCCGTATCGTCTGTGATCGTCCACACTCGTTCAAAACTTCGTTGGGCCAATCCTTTATAGACAAATTCTCCAACATCTTCTGATTCTTCTTTCTTGCCCTCAACATATAACTTTCCAAACTCCGTATAGACTTTGAGCTCATCTTTCTTGAACCCCGCAAGTGCGATTTCGAGTTTCGATTCATGATTATTTACTTGTATCAAGTTGTATGGTGGATAGTTTGACGTTTGTGGTGGTGCATTAAAAAAACGATCTAGATAATCGTCCATTCCTATACCATTTTGTCTTATAACCTTCATCAATTCTGGAAGGTTGGCAGCATGATACGTTGCTAAGTTAGTCATTGTTATGCTCCTTATAAAGCGAGTTTTGTTTTATTGTCCCCGAAGGCGACACTACTATTTATCTTAGATTCGGTATCTTTCCAGTCTTTAACATGGTAGTTATAACCGCCCATATCTTGTACTGCTTTCGCTAAAGGATAATCATTTTCACCTTCCTTCATCATATCACCAAAGAAGTGTATCTCATCTTCCTCACTAAAATCTCTTAAGATTTGACTCTTATCTTTGTCTGATATATCTAACCCAGTCTGTCCTCCTAGTTGAACATTCAATTTAGGAAACTGATTTTTAACTCTGTTGGCTATATCTTCCCTTTCTAATCTTTCCTTATCCCATTTAATATATTCTTCTCTACCTAAAGATGGATCATTATCTCTACCTAAGATGCTAAAATTAACTCCACCATATCTTCTCTCAATATGATTTCCATTACGAATAGGAAAACAACTATATGCTAATTCATCCATTAAGAAGTTTTCTACATCTTTAGGTAAGTCCCAATCATCTCTATAAACATTCTTATCTTGTTCATAAACATCACTACCAGAACAATTATAAACTCTCTTACAAGAATCATATAAACTTGTTCCTATTTGTTCTATAGTCTTCCCCCTATCACTACCTGTAACAAGATAAACAGGATGCTTAACAGCAAAGAATATCATAAAAGTTTTAAATGCTAAATCTATCTTCTTTCTACTAGGTGTTAAAGTTCCATCAACATCAAAAATAAATTTTCTCATTGGAATCTAGGGCCTGAATAAAAAAGTGTTATGCTATGTCTCTTCCCCTTTGTTACTGGAGTAACTTTATGAGGAATACTTGATTTAAGTATAACAACATTACCTGGTTGTTCAAGTTCTTTAACTTCTTGTTCTCCAGTATTACCAAAGATAAAAAATTTACCTCCTTTATAAGGTTCAAGTGAAGCATTAACCAACATTGTAAATTTAATATCATAGGTTGCACTATTAGATCCATCAGAGTGCCAACCATACTCTCCTTTATGCTGACTAGAATATTCATTCAATCTCACATAGTTAGCATCATATTGAGGCCAAATATTATAACCAAAATTATCTTGATTGACTCTTAGAAATGCTTGCTCTAAAGGTGCAAAAGGAACTTTAAAATTATTCCAAAGAGACATTTCGACTCTTGCTATTTTAGTTACACCAACAGCAGCCTCATCCTTTACATCTTCAACACTTGTCTGAGCAAATATATCATGCAATTGTAATAAGTCTTCATGTGAAAAAATATTAGGGAAATACCAATATGCTAAATTAGTTACCATTTATATTCCAAATTTTATCACAATAATCTTTTATCGATCTATCAGAAGAAAAGAAACCAGACCTTGCAATATTTAACAAGGACATTCTATTCCATGCATCACGATTTGTCCAGGCCTGACTAACTTTATCTTGAGTAGTGATATAATCCTCAATATCAGCCATCACACAGAATGGATCATGATTCCTAAGATTATGTAATAATGGTGCAAAAATATCTCTATCACCACCACTAAAGTGGCCACCCTCAATAAGGTTTAATGCCTCACCAACTTCTGTTCCAATATAATGCTGTGGATCATAATGTCTTTGTAAATTGGTTATTTCAGATTCTGTCTTACCAAATAAGAAGAAGTTCTCTTCTCCCACAAGTTCACGTATCTCTACATTAGCACCATCAAGTGTTCCTATTGTAAGAGCACCATTCATCTGGAACTTCATGTTTCCTGTTCCTGATGCCTCTTTACCAGCAGTAGAAATCTGTTCTGATAAATCAGCAGCAGGGTAAACCTTCTCACCTAGTTTTACACTATAGTTTGGTAGGAATATAACCTTCAATAAATCCTTAGTATCGGGATCATTATTAACAACATCAGCAATATTATTAATAAAATGAATTATTAATTTTGCCATGTAGTATCCAGGTGCTGCCTTACCACCAAAGATTACAGTACGTGGAACATAGTCCTTACCATTCTTAATACGTAGATATTGTACGACAACCTCAAGAGCACGTAAATGTTGTCTCTTATATTCATGGATTCTCTTAACAAGTACATCAAACATACTATTAGGATCTACTGTTACACCAAGGTTATCTTGAATATAAACGGCAAGATTATGCTTACCAAGTAATTTTGTTGCTCCAATCTTCTCTAATAATTCTACATCATATTGATTCTCTTCTAACTTCTTAAGAGATTCCATATTAGTAATCCAATCTGGGCCAACATACTCATGTAGAAGTTCGGAAATATTAGGTGATACCCAACGACGTGGAGTAACACCATTGGTTACATTAGTAAACTTATGAGGCCATAGATCATAAAACTCAGGCATCAATTGAGTTTTAATCAATTCAGAATGAAGTGCTGCGACTCCATTTACATGATGTGAACCAACAGTGGCAAGGTGTGCCATACGCACTGACTTATTACCAGACTCATCAATAATAGATAACTTACCTAATATCTCATCATCACCAGGATACTTAAGTCTTACTACCTGTAAGAATCTAGAATTAATCTCATAGATTATCTCCAAATGTCTTGGCAATAGATTCTTAAATAATTTAAGATCCCACTTCTCCAGTGCCTCTGGAAGAAGAGTATGGTTTGTATATGCAATAGACTTCGTTGTTATCTCCCATGCCTGTTCCCACTCCATATGGCGGTCATCCACAAGCAGTCTCATCAACTCTGCAACAGCAATAGATGGATGAGTATCATTTAACTGAACTTGATATCTATTAGGAAATTCTTCCAAAGAAACATCACACTTCTCCAAGTTACGAATCATATCTTGAAGAGAAGCACTAACAAAAAAGAACTGTTGCTTTAATCTTAATTGCTTACCTTGGTCTGTTCCATCATTAGGATAAAGAACCTTAGAAATAGTCTCAGATGCGACACTTTGTTCTACAGATCCCATATAGTCACCTATATTGAATGCATAGAAATCAAAAGTCTCAGTAGCATCTGCTCTCCACAATCTCAATCGATCACAACTATTAACCCTATATCCAGTTTGGAGAACATCATAAGGAACGGCAACAACCTGTTCACCAGGAACCCACCTAACTCTATGATTACCTCTATCAGAAGTATAATGCTCTACTCTTCCACCAAATCCTATTAAAACAGACTCATCAGGATAACAAAGTTCCCAAGGCCAATCTCCATGTAACCAGTTATCAGTTACTTCATATTGTTGATTCTCTTTAATATCTTGTTTAAAGATACCATACTTATATCTTATACCATAACCTGTAGCAGGTACCTGTAGAGTCGCTAATGACTCCATATAACATGCTGCAAGACGACCTAGACCACCATTACCAAGTCCAGGTTCCTCTGCTAATTCAAGAACCTCATCCAAGGTTAAATCATATTCATTTAATGCTTCTTCTGCTTCTCCTTTAAGACCTAAATTGAGAAGGTTATTACCAAGTTGTGGACCAATCAAAAATTCCGCAGACAAATATGATATTTGCTTCTGCGTACTACAAAATTCTGATGAAAGATTATAATCCATCATCTGATCTCTCACAGCATAACATAATGCCATGTAGATATCATGGGACTTAGCAGTTTCAGGACGCTTTCCTAAAGTATAAAAAAGACGTTCCTTGATACCATTGGATAAATTATTCTTCAACTTTTTTCTTCTTGCTACCTATATTATACTTCGTTTCTAGTATCCAATCACCTTTGTCCTTATATGCTAATACTTTAATCTGATTTAAAGGTGCAATATCTTGTATTTTGGCAGCATCTACAATGTCAACCAATCCCCAATCAGCAAGCAACTGAGCAATACGATTTCTACGTTGAACATCATTAGCAGTAAGGTTAGCATGTTTCCCATCAAGAGCAAAGAGCTCTTTAAAATGGACAAGGTAATACCTTCCCTGCTTATGCAGTATATGACATGATTGATATATCTTCTTCTCTTTTCTGGATGCTACTCCAATTCTTGTTAAAGTCTCACGTACTTTGAGGAAATCATCAGGTTCACTAAGAACCACCTCTACCATTTTATCAGGTGTCCATTTCACTTCAGGCTCTTGAACCACGCTCATTGTCTTCCTCCAGTTTCAAATTTAGATCTTATGAAATTAAGTTGTTCTCTGGTTAGTATTTTCAAAGCCTGTTTCGCCTTTTCATTGCTATAACCATAGTAACGTTTGATATAATCAAGGTCTTTGATTGTATCTTTACGGAGCCAAGGAGAAAATCTCTTCTTAGTTCTCAGTGTATTTAGCATAAAATCATATTGAAATTTTTTAGGTAAAAAATGATACTTATTCATTTCATTAGCAAACATGATTGCATCAAGATGTCCTGCAAAACAACGATTAATAATATATGGAGGATATTCCTTTTCTAATGAAGGATCTTCATCAATCAAATTCTTCTTTGTTTGATTAATAGAATTCAACCAATCTTTCAACTCAGTCATAAAAATATCTCACCCTTACTAGAGTCTACTACTATACCACTATCTTCTGCAACTAATTCTACTGCTTGTTGGGAAAGATAAACACCACTATTCATAGAAGCATTCATATGAGGATCAATATGATGACCCAAATTATCAACATCTCTTATCAAATTAGAAAACTTAGGATCAGAACGGGCAAACTCTTGTTCCTTCTTAGTTGTATAATGACATACAACAGGATTAAAATGCTCTGTATGCTTTTCTTCTATCCATCCTTGTGTAACGTCT